ACTATTGCTTGATTTTGGGCTCGTCTAGCCCTATATTGGCCACATGGAGAACAACACAACCCCGATGATCACTCAAACCAAACCTGAATTTCTGACTGAATCACTCATTGAAGTGCTCAACAATGAGTGGAAAGTTAATTCTATTGAATCTGGTCATTCTGTTTATACTCAACTTGAGTATGAAGTTGGTCGCAAATATATCAAAGTTTGGTCTTATCTCTCTGACGCTGGTGATAGGATTCGCGGTCGTAGCTGCTGGATGTTCGTTGATAAGAACACTGGTGAATGTTACAAACCAGCATCATACAAAGCACCTGCAAAAGGTGTCCGTTATCTGATCACTCAACTGGCAGATCATCCTCACATTTGTGATGCTTACGGTTCCTTTCTTTATCTCTGATCATGAGAATCTTTTTCCTTGCATTGTTTGCTATTCTCGGTGCAAATCTAACAATCGAATTGTTAGATAGTAACATGACTCAAATCATCAAACAAAGAAACGAAACAATTCAACGTTCTCTCAAACAATGAAAGAAACTAAATTCATTCTTCACGGCCAATTTCATCGTGCTAACGGTTGGGTTATGAACGACAGTTTGGGTTACATTCGAGAAACAAAAGAGGATGCGATTGCAACATGTAACCGAATCAATCCTAACTTTGTGATTCACTCTATCACCATCGAAAAATGATTTTAGATCCAACTAATTCTCAACACATTGATTTTAACGATTGGTTAGCACAATGTCCAGTTCAATGGTTTAAGTTGGATTCGGATGATGACCAACTTAGTTATCAATTCATCATTGATACATCAGAGGAGGAAGAATGAATACAACAGCAGCAACTTATCAGATTGAAGTTACAACTGATGAGGAATATTTGGCATTTATTAAAGTGATGCCCACTAAACCAAAGACACACAAAGGAATCAAATCACAGAACAATAAGTTATCAAAATGGGTAGAAAAACAATACCCTAACTTTACTTCTTACGACATTTCTCTTCTCAACTGATGAACTACACTCTCAAGCAACTCCAAGATCGAGTCAACAAATTGATCGAAAATCAAGGTGAAGATGCTCATTGTGCGGCATGGATTTATACCAAGGAAGATTGTCATTTGAAGGATAAAGATGGTGAGTTTGATTATGATAATGTTGTAGAAGATCCTTTCCTGGTAAAACTTATCATGCAAGATGTTGGAGATATTGATTACATTTATCAAGTCATTCAAGAAAGTGTCGATGAATCAACTGAAGAACATTTAATTCAATATCAACAGGAGTTAGTGTAATGGATTCTCAAGACTTACCATCATTAGCAGATCAAATCCGTTCTTTATACAAAACAACAAAACAGATTCAACAATCTTCTCAACCTTTAATTGCAAAAAAACCATTATGGGAACAAAGAAGAAATGTCTGTGATTCATGTCCTTTTTATCAGATTTCGACCGATCGATGCACTCAATGTGGTTGTATTATGAGAGTTAAAGTAAGACTGAATGCAGCATCTTGTCCAATTCACAAATGGTAAAAACACTCAATGGCCATCCCTATCTTTCAAAAATACATCTCTGAAATTGTGATAAATAGAAGGTTTTCTACGTGTTAAAAAATGGTTAAAAAAATATGGCTGGAAATGTTATCAATTGATACCATAATGCACTCCGGAGGGTCTCTCAATACTCCCCACATACCCCTCTCAGTGTCTCTCAAACCATTCTTTTTATATTCTCTTGAATCTACTCCAGAGAGTGCAGCTTGGCGAGCATAGCATCAATCGAGCACAAAGTCAACCCCCAGAGGTCATCATTTTCACACAGAGATTTGACACTTCGTAATCACTGAGTTGGCAGATTCAACTACATATGGTATGCTTATTCAGTCCACTATCACCCCAGATTCTCTCATGTACGACACAGACTTAGAGTTCACTATGGAGTCATATTATGATCAATTGGAGAGTGAATATCCGGATGATGATGATGATTACAGAGAACAGCAAAGCTATCAAGATCTTGCATACAAACACTATGCATGATAGGATAAGGATTCCCCACTGATTGATTCCAATGCATACCATAACTTCTCAGCTCACTCATGTTCGTGTGACTCTTGACATTCATGTATGGGATGATTATGAACTTCCAAATAGAGAAGAATGGGCTGACATTTTAAGTTTGGAAGGTAATGAATCAGTGGATGTAGATGTTCGAAACATCTCAGATGAAGCAGATCAACTTTACACTCAAGCTTGGCGTAGTACTTTCACACACAACAAAACTCTATGAATCAAACTATGTGGAACGAAATTGAAGATCTACCGGGTGAAATCCTTGATCAAAGTTGGATCGATGTAGTGCTCGAAGATGTAAAAGAGGATGAAAAGTTCAACGTTGAAAATCACATTAATTCCAATGTGACCTTTTAAACCAGTTGGACAAGTGTCACAAGCCCCCTTGTGAGTGGCCCCATTTGGCCCTATATTGGCCACATGGGGAGGGGACAGCACCCCTCACGACCTCAGTCCTTTCACTTCACTTTCAATGGTAGATTACACTCTCGTCAAAGAACAACTGGGCACCGTTGTTGTTGATAATCACAACAATGAGTATGTTGTTTATGACTTTAAGATTGGGTGTGCTGCTTATCAACTTTGGGATAAAAAAGATCAGGCATTTTACTACACTGATTACAATGCTTTCAACACTTTTTATCAACAAATCTCTGGTTGATTAACGGTTTTTTCTTAACACTTTTCCCACTCTTTTTCTCTCATCATGCGTAAGATCGAATCCCAAATGTGTGCCGCCATTCAAAACAACAAGAACTGGCAATCTGGTAACACTTCTGTTCACTTTGACGCCGAGACTGGTATCTCTGTTGTTCGTCTTCACGGCAACAAAATTGCAGAGGTTTCTGATAATGACATGACAATCTTCGATGGTGGCTGGCAAACTAACACGACAAAATCTCGTCTTAATGCACTTTGCCAAGAATTTTGCATTGCTGGTGAAGGAGTTTTTCAGAAAGATTTCCAGTGGTTTGTGAGAAAGTTTGTTGGATGTATCAATGGAAAGAATGTCTTCAAGAATGAAGAATTCGAATCTGGTTTCATCTTTGCCTGATACACAATTGACCTGGTGATGTCATTAAACTCACCAACAGTTCATTACACTTTTCTTCCTAAATCATGTCCAAGTCTATTGCAATCGGTATGCTCCGTCAAGGTAACACTGGTTCTGAAATCCTTGAGATTCTGAATGTTATCGAACAAATGGATTCTGAACAAACTATCAATGAGATTGCAGATATCCTCTTCTGATTGTTACTATCTCACAGGGGGCAATTAGCCCCCTCTAATTAACAGTTATATGCGATGCGTTAATTGTTAATTAAGCGGGCGATGGCCCCCCGGTTATAAAAATGGACCACTTCCCTAGTCTACAAAGTGTTACGGAAGGGATCGATAATGTTTGCCTTAAACTCTTTATAAATTAAGGGTCTCATATATACAAAAAATAATTAAGGGATCCATTCATGAGAAAAAATTTTTCTGAAAATTTTTCGACCATAGAGGTTGATGAAGTTACTGGGGATTATATGATTCTTTTACCGGAAGCAATCATCAATGAATTGGGATGGTACGAAGAAACCGTATTAGAAATCAGAGTTGATGGAAACGATTTAGTGATCGAGAAGGCTGAAGAGGATTGACAAGATGCTATATATGATGTTATCATATTGAAGTCCAACATTCACGTTATGGCAAAAGGATTTACAGTAAAGGCAAAAACGCCGAAAGAAATCAAAAATTCTCAGGTCCCTGAGTGGGATTATGAAAAAGCACAAGAAATGATCAAGGGCAAAACAATTGTTTTTTGTCTACCTGGTCGTGGTGTTTCATATACATTTCTAAAAAATTTCGTACAACTTTGTTTCAACCTAGTGCAAGCCGGTGCTAGCATTCAAATTTCACAAGACTATAGTTCTATGGTGAACTTTGCCCGATGCAAGTGTCTTGGTGCGAATGTTCTACGAGGACCGGATCAAATTCCCTGGGATGGCAAATTGAAGTATGACTATCAACTATGGATTGATAGTGATATTGTATTCAGTGTTGAGAAATTCTATCAACTCGTTCTGATGGATCAGGACATTGCTTCAGGTTGGTATTGTACAGAAGATGGAAAGACAACTTCTGTTGCACATTGGCTAGAGGAAGAAGACTTTGCAAACAATGGTGGAGTCATGAATCATGAAACTCTGGACACCATTGTCAATCGGAAGAAACCGTTCACTGTTGACTATGCAGGTTTCGGTTGGATTCTGATTAAGAATGGAGTCTTTGAGAATCCTGAGATGAAGTATCCATGGTTTGCACCGAAGATGCAAGTTTTTGAATCTGGTCAAGTGCAAGATATGTGTGGAGAAGACGTATCATTCTGTTTGGATGCGATTGCAGCAGGATATCAGATTTGGTGTGATCCTCGCATTCGCGTTGGGCACGAGAAAACAAGAGTTATCTGAGGACAACATGGCTAAGAAAAAGCAGTATTATTACAATGTATGGAGAGGCACTGAACTAGTGCATGAAGAACTCAGTGAGGAAGAGTTCTTTGATCAGATGGAATGGTATGCTCATGAGTTTTATATGACACAGGATCCTACATTGAATCCTGCAAACTTCCGTCACGAAATGAAGCAACTACTAGAGGAGTGATTTAATTATGGCAGTTCGTTCTAAAGTCGGTCTTGTCAAAGATGGATGGATGCCTGGCAAACCCAAAAAGTCTCGTCAGGGATCTGGAAAGAATACAAAATATGCGGCGTCGTCCCGTAACTCGGCTCGTAAGCCTTATAGGGGTCAGGGTCGTTAAATAGGTGAAGATACATTAAGTCATTATGGCTGCTTTAATTTGTAATCTTCCTTCAGTTGAAGTTTGGGTTCGCAAAGAATATCTCACTGATCATCAAAGTGGTCATGGTGAATTTGTAAAGGGCGTCTGGGTATCGGCTAAGTCGATTCCTGGACGTGCTTTTTATTTTGAGACATACTTGCCAGAGTATGCTGCAATGTACGATAAACTACCTATCAGTGCGTTTCTCTCGGAACCAAAGACACCAGATCCTGATATGGATCTACCAAATCTACAGTTTTGGAACTGCATGGACTATGGCGTAGTTGCCGTTCAGAAGCAGTTTATCGGTTCAATGGACTATGAACTATATACACGCGATTTCGGCATCCAGAGAGGCACCTACGTGTGTACCCTGGACAATTATCACCAGGACCCGGACGTGATTGACTATGCCACAAGTGAAAATCCTGCCGAACACAAGTCATCAAATCTCATTGAATTGGAAAATGGACAATATGCACTGTATCCAAACAACAGAATGCGTATATTTGATAACAGCTTGACTCCTGTTGATCCCAAGATGCCTGATTTTAAGGTTTCGACACAATATTACAGTGTAGAAAACGGTTATGAACGACTTGGAATGGGTCGTGAAGACGAATATTTCTGGAAAACAGCAAAAGAACGCGAAAATATTGAAAAGAACGAAGATATATGCAATGAAACCTCTCTAAATACATAGAGATTCGGGTCGATGTATGGCAGTAAAGAGGGTATCAAGAGTATTTAAGGACATTTCACTGTCTTTTGAACCTCATCCTGTTACAAATGACTTTCCTGTACTGAAAAACGCGAATGCAATTACTCGCTCAGTTCGTAATTTAGTAGAAACTCGACTAACTGAGCGATTTTTTAGACCAGAGTTGGGATCTGATGTTAGCGGATTACTGTTTGAATTTGTAGATTATGGTAGTGCAGATGAAATCAAATTCCAAGTTGAGTCTTTAATTCAAAATTATGAGCCTAGAGTAGAAAATGTAAAAGTCTTGGTATTACCAAGACCAGATCGTAATGAGTTTGAAGCAACAATATATTATGATATCGTTGGATTGGACGTTCCTTCACAAGAATTCACGTTTATCTTAGAGGCAACAAGATAATGCCGTTTACAAAATATGCAAATCTGGATTTTGACCAGATAAAAACATCAATTAAGGATTATTTAAGAGCAAATTCCGATTTTACGGATTTTGATTTTGAAGGATCTAACTTTTCTGTACTAATTGATACTCTTGCATATAATACTTATATCACTGCATTCAATTCAAACCTAGCAGTCAATGAATCTTTCATTGAATCTGCGACTTTAAGGGAGAATGTTGTTTCTCTTGCGCGTAATATTGGATATGTTCCGCGTTCAGTTACTGCTTCACAAGCGAAAATTTCATTTGCCGTGAAATTTTTCGGTGATACTACAACAGTTACACTCAAAGCTGGTCTAATTTGCGTTGGAAAAACATCAAATACTAGTTTTATATTTTCAATTCCCGAAGACATCACTACAGAGTCTCCTTTAGATAATCAATCTCAAGGTTCAGTAACTGGAGATCGTACTGCGGTGTTTTCCAATATTGATGTTTTTCAAGGATCTTTTGCAAAAAATACATTTAATGTAGATCAATCTTTAGATCAAAGATTTATTATTCCAAATTCTTTTGTTGATACTTCTACTATCATAGTGAGAGTGAAGGGACCATCTGACACATCAAAAGGAGATCAGTTCAATTTAGTTGATAATATTGTAGATGTCAAATCAGACTCTAAAATTTTCTTTATTCAAGAAGTCAAAGATGAAAGATATGAATTATTATTTGGCGATGGAATTTTAGGACAAAAATTAGAAACTGGCAGTCAAATTGATGTCACTTATATTGTTACTAATGGACCAGAATCAAATGGCATCAATAGTTTTAATTTTTCAGGACAAATTAGAGATAGTCTAGATGGAATAATTACTCCAACTCAAACTATTAACATAACTACGGAACAAAAGTCCCAAAATGGTGCCAATATCGAGTCTATAGAGTCTGTTAAGTACTTTGCACCTAGAATCTATTCATCACAGTACAGGGCGGTTACGGCTAGCGATTATGAAACTTTAGTGAAGTCTATCTATCCTCTCGCAGAATCGGTATCAGTGACTGGTGGAGAAGATTTAAATCCACCAAGATTTGGTGAGGTTATTATCAGCATTAAACCAAAGGACGAATTTTTCATCTCAGATTTTAACAAACTGAATATTGTCAATCAACTAAAAAGATACTCGCTTGCTGGCATTAAAGCATCGATTATTGATCTTGAGATCCTTTACATTGAACTTGAATCTTTTGTTTATTATAATACAAGTAAGGTTACGAGCACAGATGATTTAAGATCAGATATTCTCAAATCTCTGAGCACTTTTGCTAAATCCGATAATCTTAACAATTTTGGAGGAAGATTTAAATATAGTAAACTTTTAAACAAAATTGATTCATCAAATTCTGCAATTACCTCAAATATTACTAGAGTTAAAATACGTCGCAATTTATCGGCAAAACTAAATCAACCAACTCAATATGAACTTTGTTATGGAAATAAATTTTTCACGGGGCCTCAAGGTAGAACTATCAAGAGCACTGGATTTAAAATTGCCGGAGTTCCTGATACCGTGTTCATTTCAGATGTTCCAAATGTTTTTAATCAAAACATTGCAATTAATGAAGCAAGAGTAGCAGGGGAAGAGGTATTTGCAAAACGACCTGCAACTAACATAAAAATTACTGATGGAGTCCTACAGTTCATCAGCATCGATTCCAGTAACAATATAAAAATAATTAATCGTAATGCTGGAAAAGTCGATTATGTAACGGGAGAGATTATACTCTTTACCACAAATATCGTTTCTACACAATTGCCGGGAGGAATTGTCGAAATTCAAGCATTCCCAGAAAGTAATGATGTTATTGGCCTAAAGAATGTATTTGTTGAATTGTCGATCGATAGAAGTCAAATAAATATCCTTAAAGATACTATTAGTTCTGGTGAACAGATTTCTGGAGTTGGATTCCCTGTTACATCAAGTTATTCAAATGGAACTCTCATAAGACAGATTAAACCACAATGATTGAAACTGGTATAACTCAACGAGTAAAAGTCGGAAATATTCTAGAGTCTCAACTTCCAGAATATGTTCTAGTGGAAAGTCCTAAAACACTAGATTTTTTAAAACAGTATTATATCTCCCAAGACTCTCAAGGTCTACCACAAGACCTTGTAGAAAATCTTGATCAATATTTAAAACTTGATACATATACACAATCAGTTATCAGTGATATTTCTACTCTTAGTGGGAATATTTCTAG